CAAAAAAGTAAAATGGAGTATCTGCAATATTCTCGCCTGATAGCTCATTCCTGTTTAGCCAAATGATGAATAGCTCATAGTCATTTGGTCTGTCAGATGTGCCTGAGTCAAACTCAATGAATGAGAGCCTCCGGCTGAACTCAATGGCATAGCCTTCTGCTATGATGTCTGACCTGATATCCAATTTAGCTGATGAGCTTTCAGCCATTGCTTTATTGGCTACAAAGTAATTCCTGTCAGTGTGAATAGCCCAAACACCGGAGACTGATATGTTCTTCCACTTGTCAGTGAACCCTAGATTGACATTATTAATCAGCTTGTCACTCTTAGCCATCTGTGTCACTTCTCCAACATTTGGAAAAGTCTGGCTGATGCTGTTCTGGTAGAAATATTGCCTTGGCTCAACCCTGATTTTCCACTCCGTTCCTGTCCACTCAAATGCCCAGCCTAGGCAGAATATTTTATCAAGGTCTTCAAATACTTTCTTAAATGAAGTCCTGATTGCATAAGGGTCTTCTGTTGGCTCTTCTGGATCGCATAAATTAAGAGCATTGATGGTAGGTGCATTCCTGATGCGTAATCCATTGGTGATGGCATTGTTCCAATAGCAGCCATCAAGGTCTTTGCTAAAGGCATCAGAGAGAAGCATATTATTGCTACCTGTCAGCTTATAAATAACCCTGTTCAGGAAGTTTTCAACTCTTAAAGTGTCGGCAAAAGAGGCATAAGTGCCTGAGTTAATTTCACTCAGGGAAAGACAAACATCCTCAATGTAAATGCCCAAGGCTCTAGTAATTCCAGGATCAGGAGGAGTAACCCCTACTTCAATATTACCTCCAGAACCCCACTGAATAAAAATCAGAACTCTGTCATCAGGATTGAGAGTTACAGTCTGATTGGCAACAAAGTCAAACTGAACATAAACCAATGGGTCAGATACAGTATTTACTGCACTTGTGCCTAAATAATATCTCTGAGTTTCACTTCCTCCATTAGCTAAATCACCATTAGTAACCTGAAGAGATAAAACTACATCAGCTGAATCAGGGTCAATTAGGTTGGTGTCATACTGTGTCCAGATGAATGCTCCCTTAACCCTCATGTTAAAGTTGATAGTCCTTTGGTAGGTAGCATTATTTTTAAAAGTCACATTTGAAGGAGTCCATAAAGTGGCAACAGGATCAAATGTGCTACCGAACATCCCTGAGAAGTCAGTATTATTATAATAAGCCGGGATAACGCTGGCAAAGTTTTCCAAAATCCAGCCATTGGCATTATTTCGGTAAATCTGAGACCACACAGGAATTGGTGTCTCATTTACTCTATCACTAGCAGTGGCAGTGAGGTAAAGGTCTTGCTTGTGAAGTCTGATGTTATCATAGCTTATTGGGTCAATGGCATTGCCATCTAAGTCTTCAGCAGTAGTAATGTCAATTTCAATGTCCTGCCTAGCTTTAAATTTCTCCCTGAAGTCATCATCAATGATGCCAACAGTTATCTCCCAGGTATCAGTATCACAGACATTATGCTCCTCATAAATCGCTAGGTTCAGAAAGCCGTCAAACTGATAAGCTGAGCCATTATAGCCTACATCTGAGGTAATACTAATGGCAATGCTGGCATTAATAAAGTAAAGGTCATAGAGGCTTTTAATGAGCTTTGCGCCTTTGCCATAGAACCTGACCTCAGTGCTGAATGGTTGGTCAATGCCATGACTCTCCATGCGTAAGGCTGTGAACTCAATGGCATCCCAGCCTATTGGCTCTTCAACCTCAATTCCATTTAAGTAAAATTTCCATCCTGCCATATCGCAAATGTAAAAAGAAAAAGCCCCTGCATAGCAGAGGCTCTTTGCATCGTTCAATCTAAACCAATAACTAAACTAAACTGAGTCTGATCTAAACCTATTGTTTAGGATTTTAGTTGTCCTTCGTGGTGTTCGGATAAACTTTTCAAATCCCTTCTCATCCATGCTGACTTGGGTGATTGGTAGGCTTTTCAGAATGCTGCCTAGCTCATCAAGTTTACCAACCACAGGAGAGCCACCACCACTGCTCCGGTTGGCATAGTGGTTAGCCAGGAATAACTCTTGCCTGCTCAATGCATGGTTAGGAATAACCTGTGCGCCTTTTGGTAAGTCCATTAGAGTTGCAGTCGGTGGAGTGAAGTAAACTTTGCCAGACTCGGTGACAACCTTCTCCACTCCTCGCTCACCTACTATGGCTTTACCACCCTTAAATGGCTTTCCTTTTGTTCCCTCTGCAAACTCAGGCACAGGCTGAGCCATGATTAAGCCTGTCTGAGTAGCTGCGATGGCTGCAATTAATGCTGCTAATGGAGGAGCAGACACTGCATATTTTATAATTTCAGGAGCTGCACTAAATAGCACATTAGCTACTGCCTGTAATTGCTCAGCCCTGAACTGCTTAGTTTTAATGTCCTTCTCTTCCTGCCTTTTCTTCTCATTCAGTTGAGTCAGCTTCTGCTGGTTGCCATCAGCTAGCCTAATCTCCTCATCATATCTATTTTGGAGCAAAGTCAATTCATTGCTTAGATTGCGCTGGTAAAGGTCAAATGCTCCATTGGTAATCTCTTGACCCAACTCCATTGCCTTTGCCTTTATTTGCTCCTTCATCTCGGCAGCTTCCTTCTCCTTTTCAATTTGATTCTTTAGGTCATCCTCATAAGCCTTCTGCCATTGCTTCATCTGGGCAAGTCTCTTATCATAAAGAGTCTTATCCTCTTCAGCAACTTTTATCTTTGCTTCCTTAGTGATTAAAAGTTCATTTTTTGCAGCCTCTTCATAGTCTTTAGCTGCCTTATCTCGCTGAAGTTTGGCTACTTTAACTTCATCCTCAATAATACCTATGTTCTTGGTGCTGTACTCTAATTTGAGTTGATAGACTGCCTCTTGGAATACTCTTTCTGCTCCAACCTCACCCAACTTTGAGCCTCTGAGCTGAGCCATCAAAACTTGCTGCTGCTTCTCAAGCTCAAGTAGCTTTAATCTGGCTTGATATTCAGCCTTTAGTTGCTTCTCTGTGACATCACTTTCAGCTTGTGCTGCCTTGGCTCTTTTATTTATTTCATCTATTGCAGCTTGATTCTGAGCTTTAAGAGCTGTTAGATACTTCTCTTCCTTTTGAGCCAAGATTTCAAGTTTACCAGCACCTATATCAACTGAAACTCTGGACTCAGCAGCTACTTGCTCTCTGATTGCTCTTTCTTCTGCTGCCCTTGCCTTTAGGTCTTTAAGCTCCTTCTCCTTGATGGCAATGTTGCGCCTTGAGTTGATTTCAATATTCTTCAATGCCTCATCTGAGGTCTTGACAAAAAATTCAGAATAGGCTGTGTATTGACTCCCTAAAAACTCTTTAGCCTTCTGCTCATCGCCTTTAAATAGGTCATTTAGCGCACCTAGGAATGATGCAGTCAATTTTAAAGCACCAGAGAAAACCGGAGCTAGTCTAGTGCCTATGCTATTAAGTAAGCTATCCCAAGCATCACCAAGGTTACTGATTTGCCCTCCAAGAGTCCCAGATACAGCAGCCATTGAGCCACTTACTCCTTGTAAGTCACCTAATGAAAGTAAATATTCACGGATGGCCTCATTGGTGAACTTGGTTTGAGTCTGAACTCCTTTAAATGTGAATGTAACTTGATCACCTGCTTTACTTGCCCGAATGCCAAACTCCTTTAATCGCTCAAACTCGCCTGTCTGGGCATCAATAATTGCCTCAGTCAGCTGGTCAAAGTTCTTACCTGTGCTGCTGGCTAGGTCTCCTAGCTTTCTAAGCTGAGCATTAGTGGGAGTAAAGCCCTGATTAGCCAGCTTAACAAATGACTGAGTAAGTTCCTGAACGGAGAATGGAGTCTGAGCTGCAAACTCTTGAATCCTGGTTAATGCTCCTTGTGCTGCACTATTACTTCCAAGTGTATTTTTTAGGATTGCCCCTAGCTTTTGAAACTCAGCAGTGACAGCAATGACTTCCTTAGTAAAACCTACTATTTTATCTGCTGCAAATATCCCTGCTATAACTGGGGCAACCTTGGAAGCAACTGCTCCCATTCCACCCATAGCATCACCAGCATCCTTCCCTGATTTCTTAGCCTTGTCTCCTACTTCGTCAAACTGCTTCTTGAGCTTGCCAAGTTCAGCAAGTAGCTGCCTCTCCTCTGCTGTTATCTTATCGAACTCAGAGGTAGCCTGTTGCAGCTTACTCAGGTCAATATCATACCTGATTTTAATGTCATTCGTTGAAATAGTAGCCATGAGCTTGT